CGGCCGCGCGGTACTCGGTCGGGAAGTATTGCCCGGTGCAGTATTCCAATTTCCAACCCTTGGCGGTCTCCACCAGGGAGAGGCGGCCAGAGAAAGCACGGAAGGCCGCGCGGAGCTCTTCGGCTGTAATGCCGGAGTATTCCACGGCGCGAAGCAGGGTATCCGCGTCGTGTTTCTGCTGGGTGATCTTGCGCGATTCGCTGCGATAGGCGGCGCGTCCGCTGGTGTCATTCCAGCCGCTGATGTAATTCCCCGCCTCCAGTCCAGCGCGTTGGTTTATCCAGGCACGCAGGAGGGTAACAATTGTATCTTTCGTGAGTGTAGTCATTTTCGTTTTCCTTTCAATCTTGATTATATGGATTTTGGCAGGTTGTACAATGTACAGATGTAACGTTCTGGGAGTGACATTTATAATACTTGTGTCATCCAGCGGGCCGGGGATCGAAGGATCCCCGGCCCTAGCATGTCGCAAGGGTTACCAGTTATATTCCTTGGTGGGGAGGTCCGGGTACAGGTCAAATACTAGTTTGGGGACCTCTATACCGCTTTTTTCATCCGCCCAAAGGCTATACTCCTGCACGGCCTTTATGGTCTTATATTCACAATCGCGCTTTTTATGCTCATGCGTGCGGGTTGTCACGCTTCGGGAAATTGGCGGGTTATCTGCCAGGTATTGGCGGAGGGTGCAGGTTTTGCCACTGAAGTTATAAAGGCGGTCCAGTGCCTTTTCGCGGCGTGCGGCGTTCAATTCGTCTGTATTCATAGAGACTCCTTATAGGGATTTTTTGATTTCAGCGCGCAAGCGTTCTACTTCCCCGGCCCAATAAGACAGGCCGTGAAAGTCTACGTTGCCGGCTTCGTTTTCGATTAACCAAATCACGGCGTTTTTTGCATATTGCAATTTTTCAAAAAGTTCGTTCATAGCAGGATCCTTTCATGAGTTTATAGGGCTGATTGCCTTTCGCCTGCCTATGTCCTCACATAAGCAGGAGGGAGATTATCAGCAATCCGTTACAAGCTGGGGCAGCAAGCGCGCCCACCAATCGCCAAAGGTGCGAGTCTGGGGGTCATAATGCCCGCCGCAGAAGAACAAGCCAGGCTCGCCCTTCCACTCAATCCCGCCCCAGTCCCAGACGTACCCGGCATTTTCGCCGGTGTAGAGGTGATCGTCACACAACTGGAAGCGGATACACCCGGAGAATGGGCCCGCCCGATATGAGCCGTCCTCAAACAACGTGACCGCGCCCGATTGCAGGCACAATAACGCCGCGCCAATCAGTAGCGCAAGCAGGACAATAAGAAGCAGGGTTCGGGTTTTCATTCTGCCCTCATAAGGTCTTGCACTTGCAAGATGGTTTGTGGACGGATTGTCATAGGGACAACGGCCTCAACTAACACGCGGCCGCCGCTGGGATCCTCGAGAAGGATATAAACCAATCCTTCCTCATCTGGATAGGGGTGGTGAAATTTCACCCGGTCACCTTTTTTCAGGTTTTCATTATCGTATTTTGGCATGTTTTACTCCATATCGTGAGATTAGAGACTCGCCGTCTCCATTGTGCCTGCTATCCTTGCGAATAGTAGACACTAGCAGGAGTGAGTTATAGGGCTAATGCCCGGGCCATGACTTCCTTATCCCAGAATGCGCCGTGAGAGAGAATGTAGCGGCCGCTCCCCGTGTCAAGTTTTATTATCTTCTCTCTACGGTATAGATTGAATATCTTTTCGGCTTGTTCTGTTGTATAACCGAATTGTTCTACAATATCGCTAATAAAGGTGTTTTGACCGTTTTCAATTCGAGTAAACATATCTTTTAGCATGGTAGGATCCTTTCGTGAGATAGTGGGCCGGGCTTGTAACCAGCCTGCACATTACAGGCATTCCCCCCAGCCTGTACTCTGTGGCACTATTATCCAATCACCAGACAGTGGCGGACGGGTTTCATTTCAATTTCACTCAAAAAGCGGTCTCGCTTTTTGTTGTCCACATATTCAAGGGTGTATTGCCAAACATCGCCGGGATTCTCTCGGTAAATGTCCAGAAGAATAGCGAATTGATTCAAGGTGTTGTCAAACACAACTTTCCCGATTTGGTCTGATTCCATGTGTTCTATTGGCCGTGTATGCTGTACGTGTTTCATGGTAGGATCCTTTCGTGAGATAGTGGGCCGGGCTTGTAACCAGCCTGCACATTACAGGCTTTCCCCCCAGCCTGTACTCTGTAACACTATAAGACAACTGTAAGCAGGTCAGACCCGGGAAGAGTCGTCCTGATTTCGTCTTTCTCAATAACCATCTCTTCGCCGTTGTAATGGGCGGTCACACAATGGGAAGTGTCGCCGGGGTTGTCGTACTGATAATAGAACGTCTCGCCGTCCGTGATTTTCTTGATTTCGTCCATAACGTCCATGGTATGGAGTACACGGTCATTATAGGCGTTTTGCATGTCAAAATATTGGAGAGTATAGACAGGCCCTAAAACAGGGGCGGAGGTATAAAAAGAGTGATTCATGGTAGGATCCTTTCGTGAGATAGTGGGCCGGGCTTGTAACCAGCCTGCACATTACAGGCATTCCCCCCAGCCTGTACTCTGTGGCACTATTTTGCAATGAAACCGACAAAAAGAGCCGCTCCCAGAACGATTACATAAACAGGCACAGAAGCGGGCAGGGTTACCATGGTCAGAATGCCCCAGACAATGAGAGCGGACAAAAGAGCTGCAATTATGTTCATGATGTTATCCTTTTTTTTCGTGAGAATATGGTTTATAACGTCCTGTCGGCCGGGAAAGACTGGCTAGTCTTTCGTCTTCGCTCATGGGTTGGTACCCTGTAGCCAATAGAGACGGCCGACAGCAGGCTATAAACCTGTTTTTTTCTTTCAATGAAACCGGTCACTTGTTATCTGGTGTATTCGATATGCTGGTTCTTTTCTTACTCCCCTGTCAACTCCTCGTTTACACTCGGTCAGACTGATTTAGGTGACTGGTTGGCTATTTGGTTGTAAAGGTGCAGTTCGTTCTATCTGCCTATATAATACACCCATTGTACAACCAACACAATGACAAATGTCACATATTTCATATGACATTCGTCATGATACATCTGTTCTAACTAGCCTGGCAGGGGATAGGATCATCCAGGCAGTAGAGTACACCCAGCCATACACTGGCTTTCATGTTTTGCAAAATAATTCCCAGCGAAAAATTTATAATGGGTAATACTGCTCATACAATGGGCCTGTATGCCACGTACACGCATGGATTATCCTACAATCCATGCGTTAGTTATTATAACTGACATTGTCATACCCTATATATGAGCTCATTTATTATTTTATTAGAACAAATTTTCTACACAAAAAACGAATTTTATTCTTGTCAGACAACTGACATATGCACACCCTGAGTCGCACAATTTCCAGTTTTTCGATCTTCCTTATTCTTCCCCCTGTAAAATACCATCCACCAATCCCCCTCTGTAACCTTGACAGCCTGACTCGTAGGTTGTACAATCTTTTTATCTCTTGGCTAGGAGCGATACGTGAAAACATCTGGATCATTCTTTACGGGCGGTGCATTATTTGATGTCGGCGCACAGGCTGCGGGTTATAAGGTCATCTGGGGAATAGAAAAGGACGACAAGATCGCAAGCGTAGCGCGCTTGAATGGCTTTCCGGTCAGGAAAGCCGATGTGATTAGCTTGGACCTGGCAACCCTGGAACGCCCCGATCATTTCCATGCTTCCCCCCCCTGCCCCAGCTTCTCTGTGGCAAACAACAAAAAAGGTGAAACCGAGCTGGACATCGCCATGGCGGATGTCATCTGCCGTGCGCTTGTCCATTTCAAGCCCGATACATTCACTCTTGAAAACGTTGTGGGATATCGGAACTCGGAGAGCTTCAAGCGGATCTCGAACACCCTGACAGAGCTGGGGTACTGGTGGGATGCGACCAACTTGAACTCCGCCGACTTCGGCGTTCCCCAGACCCGTATCCGCCTGTGGGTCCGTGCCTGCCGTGGCCTCCTGCGTGGATATCCCCATCCTGTTCCATGGAAGGGATGGTATCAGGCGATCGAAGACCTGATCCCGTCTCTCCCGGATGCCGAGTTTGCACCCTGGCAGCTTTCCAGATTGCCGGAGGAGTACAGGACTCTCATAACACGACCTGCAAAATATGGGCCTGAGGAGCGCGGCAGAGCCTATCGCGAAGGCAATGAGCCGTCTCCCACTGTGTTGACGTACAACACGGTGCAGAGAGCCTTTGTCCTGGATGGGCAGGCAAACGAAGGCGAGCGGATGACGGTCAGGGATGAACAGGAACCGATCTTCACCCAGTCGGCAAGCAGCGCAAAACGACCCGCCCGCGCTCATGTCGGCGGGCGGGTCGTGAAGCTGGACATTCGCTGTCTGGGCAGGTTCCAGACGGTCCCGGACTGGTACCAGGGGTTGACGGTGAAGATCAACGGGAACGGCGTGCCGTGCCTGATGGCACAGAGGGTTCTGGAAACGCTGTGACCTCCCCCGAATTACTATACATTGGCTAGGAGCGACTGATGACTATTGTTATACTCAACGCGAATTCTATAAGCATTCCCTTGAAAGATAAATCCGTTCACTGTGTTATTTCCAGTCCTCCCTACTGGGGACTGCGAGACTACGGCACTGCTACGTGGGAAGGCGGTGATCCTGAGTGCGATCATCGCTTCCGAGACGATAAGCGAGATCCAACCTCCACTCTGGCAGGGACAAGTAATAAGGAAGGTTTTGCGTTGAATCACTATAAAGCCATCTGCGGCAAATGCGGCGCAAAGCGCATCGATAACCAGCTTGGTCTCGAAGCCGTCCCGGATTGCCTGGGATGGGCGACCGGTGATCCTTGTGGAGAATGCTATGTGTGCCACATGGTACAGGTCTTCCGTGAGTGCTGGCGTGTCCTGCGGGACAATGGAACGCTGTGGTTGAACCTTGGGGATAGCTTTAATGGGAGCGGCGGGCCTGGGAGCCAATACGACAACAAGGCGGGGAAATCCTTCAAGGGAGAATTCAAGAAGTACGAGAACCCTAACCGTAAATGTGATGGCTTGAAGCCCAAGGACATGGTTGGCATCCCCTGGCGGGTGGCGTTTGCTCTGCAGGCGGATGGCTGGTACCTGCGCATGGATAACATCTGGTCGAAACCCAATCCAATGCCCGAGAGCGTGACCGATCGGCCGTCCAAGAGCCATGAATATCTATTCCTGTTTTCCAAAAACAAGAAATACTACTACGACCAGGTGGCGGTCCTGGAACCGGTCTCGGGTGGAACCCATGCGCGCATTTCTCAGAACGTGGCGGAGCAGGTCGGCAGTTTTCGCGCCACCGGTGGCGCGAAAACGAACGGACCCATGAAGGCGGTCATACGAACGCCAAAGCAGCAACCTGAGGGATTGGGTATCAAAAACAACGAAAGTTTCAATAACGCCCTGGCCTTGCCTGTCATTCAGAGGAATAAGCGTTCTGTGTGGGAGATCACCACCCAGCCCTATGCTGGCGCTCATTTCGCCACCTACCCCCCAAAGCTGGTGGAGCCCTGCATCCTGGCAGGAACCTCTGAGAAGGGATGCTGCCCCGAGTGTGGCGCGCCGTGGGAGAGGATTGTAGAGAGAAAAGTCGTAAACAGAGACGAACTTCCAGAAGACGATCCGCGCTATCGACCCAACCGGTACCAGGACACAAAGCAGGCGGAATTGCGCGGAGAGTTTGAGAGCGGAAAATATGTCTCTTCTTCTACCCTAGGCTGGCAACCCGCCTGCTCCCACGATCTTGATCCCGTCCCCTGTCGTGTTCTGGATCCCTTCTCCGGCAGCGGAACCACGGTGATGGTTGCTCGGGCGCTGGGTCGGGATGGCATCGGGCTGGACTTGAGCCTGAAATACATCCTGGAATGCGCCGTACCTCGTTTGCAACTCAATGCCCTGGATGAATGGGAGACCGGCAAAAAAGTGGACACTAGCGACCTCTCCGACCTTCCGATGTTTGCGGGAGTGTCGGCATGAACCCACCTCTCTGTCCAAAAGGGCACGGTTTGATGATCCTCATGGTTGTCACTGAGGGAGAGGGTCGAGGCAGCGTGCAACTGGGGAAGTTCTGGGGATGCGCGAACGACGACCGGAACTCCCCGGACTACTGCGACGAATGCGAGGATTATGTGGAGGAGGCCCAGCAACTGGTTCTATTGGAAAAGGAGAAACCATGAGCGACGACTATGACTATAAACCCCTGCCCCAACCGACCTGTCTGGAAAAGGTTGTGGTCTTTGTTTTTGCGATCATCTCAGCCATATTATGGAGGAAGCGATGAGTGACGACACCTATCTGATCGGGTACAAGTGCTGCAACTGCATGGCAGAGCGAATGGCACGAATGCCCAAAGGGAAAACTGCTCCGGGTTCTCTACTGTGCGAGGAATGCGGCACACAAAACCTTATAAAGGTGAACGCAAGGGAGATCAAGCATTTCGGGAATATCTACGAAGTTGATACAAAGAACTGCGTCCTGATGAAATCTGCCAGTTGACTTTCGCTCCCCTTTTTGCTACACTGACAGTGTGTACGATGTGAAGGAGCTGTGCCTATGACCTAATTCACCGCCACTCAGCCAATTTGGATGTTTTTGTAGTCTAGGACAAGACCCGCCGATGGGAGTTGGCGGGTTCTTCTTTTGGCGGGCAATGACATTTGTCATGTATAATTAGGGCGGAGGCACTTATGAGACAGTATCTGGCTGATACGGCGGAGGCGATTGGGCGCGTCGAGGTGGGGGAACTGGACAACGCCGTGAGGATCCTTCAGGAAGTACGCGACAACGGGAATGTGGTCTGGATCGTCGGAAATGGGGGCAGCGCCGCGACCGCCGAGCACTTTGCCAACGACCTGGTGAAGATGGCAGGCGTGCGGGCAATTGCGGTGCATTCCCTCACGCCCACCCTGCTTGCGTATGGGAACGATGAGGGCTGGGAGACAGCCTGCCTCAGCATCCTGAACGTCATGAAGAAACCAGGAGATGCGCTGGTGGCAATCTCCTGCTCGGGGAAATCTCCTAACGTTGTCCTGGCTGCCATGAAGTTCCACCATAACCGCCTGATCGTCCTGACCGGCAATAAATACGACAGCCAGCTTGCTTCCATGGATGCAGGCGCCAAGATATTCGCGACAGACGAGGATATCCGAATCCAGGAGGATGCGCACCTGGCCGCCTGTCATGCCATTGCAGGAGCTCTCAGATGAAAATCTACATTGCCGGCCCGTACACAAAAGGAGACACAGCCATGAATGTCCGCGCGTCCATCCATGCTCAGGACGCGATTGAGTCCATGGGTCACATGGCATACAACCCCATGCTCTCCCACTTCCAGCACCTGGTCATCCCCCATCGGGACGTGAACTACTGGTATGAGAAGGATATCAAGTGGCTGAAGGAATGCGATGCGCTCCTGCGGCTGGAAGGCGAAAGCCTGGGCGCAGATAGGGAGGTGATGATCGCCAGCGATCTGGGAATGCCGATCTACCATTCGGTTTTCGAGATACCGAAGGTCAGGGAGCCGGTTGCTGAGGCAGGCGAGTAATGTGGCCGCCAAATGTTCTGCCCTGCTCTATAACTGCCCGTCCTGCAAACGCCATTTCAGGAATTCCGAACGCGTACCCGCCTGCCCCGACTGTGCAGCCGACCTCCATTGTGGGAAGTGGGCCGTGCCTGGGTATAAGTTTTGTGAGGACCACGGGGGTCCTGCCCCATCCAGGAACTTCTACGGGAAAGGTAGGGGCATTGTGACCGGAGAGAATGGGAAGTTTGCCTTGACCCGCCTGGCTTCCAAGTACGTGGAGATGCAGAAGAATGGGGCTCTGCTCTCGAACCGCCACTCCATTGAGATCGTGCGGGAGCGCATTGCCGAACTGCTCGAACGCCTGGGGAACAACCAGTTCCCGGACCAGCTCGTAAAATTACAGGATTTGTGGGAAGAATATAAACGCCTGGGAGAATCACTTGAAGGGATCGAAGTCAAAAAACAACTCGATGCGGCGTTCGAAGCCGTTTATCACGACTATATGGCGTGGAACCAGGTCTTTCTGGCAATGGAACTTGACTCCAAGATGGTGGAGCGCGAAGCGAAGATCGCGAAGGATCTCCACGCGATCCTGAGCGCCGAGGACGCCTACAAGCTGGTGGCAAAGGTCCAGGCGGCTGTGATCGTCTCGGTCAGCCAGGAGCCGGCCATCCCCGACAACGTGAAATCGCACTTATTGAAGAGGATAGAGTATGAGCTTACTAGGATCATTGGCGAAGGATCTGGTGAAGGGTCTGGGGGAAGCGTCGGAGAAGTTATCGACGCCTGATCCCGTTGACTGGATCGAAAAGAACTTCTATATCCCTGAGACCAAAAACGACCCGATCCATCGCGGTCGTATTTTCCTTATGGATTACCAGAAGGATGCCATCCGCGAAGCTCTTTCCAGGGATGAGGATGGGAATTATAAGTATTCGATCATTGTCTGGTCGGACATCAAGAAAAGCGCCAAGTCTACGATCGCCGCAGCGATCAACCTCTTTCGGGCGGAGTACACGGATTTTGGTGAATTCTATGTGATCGCCAATGATCTGAAGCAAGCCGATTCCAGGGTGGCGATGTACCTGCGCCGAGCTCTCCAGTTGAATCCAAAATTCAGGAAGAAGTTTTCCGTAAGGGGATATCGCACCACTCACCCCGAGAACGGATCCTACATCGAGGCTATCCCCATTGACCCGAGCGGTGAAGCCGGGTCGAATGCAGACATGATCACCTTCTCGGAGTTGTGGGGCGCCAACGAGGACGCCAAGCAGACCATGTGGGCCGAAATGACCCTCTCCCCTACCAAGGCAGGTCGGAGTTTCCGCTGGATCGAGAGTTACGCTGGATACACGGAAGAAAGCCTTCTATTATATTCGCTATACGCATTGGGCGCTTTACAGGGGAAAATGATATGGCCGGATAAACTCTACCCGGTGACGGGGGGAGAGCCTACACCCCTTGAATTGTACGTGAATGAGGAAGCTGGAATGCTGTGCCTGTGGAACACGCAGCCGAGATGCCCATGGCAAACCAAGAAATACTATCAGGGCGAAGAGAAGATTCTGCCCCCAAACGACTTTCTGCGGATGCACCGCAACCAGTGGGTGTCCTCTTCGGACACATTTATCCCCATGGAATGGTTCGATGCGTGCAGAAGGGCAAACGAGACCTGGCCAGAGATCGACAAAAAACGTCACCCGCACATTATATCATTAGATGCGGCCACTACGAACGACTGCTTCGGTTTATACATGGGTTGCAGGCACCCGGAGAACCCTTCTGATATCCTGACCCAGTACGCGCAGAGGTGGAAACCCGTCAACGGGAAGATCGACTTTCAGGGAACAGAGGAGAATCCGGGACCCGAGAGGGTGTTGAGACGTTTGATCAGTGAGTACAACGTGGTGCAGGTGACCTACGACCCGTTCCAGCTTCATGATATGGCGTCCAGGCTGAAGAAGGAAGGACTGGCGTGGTTCAAGCCGTTCAACCAGGGGCAGGACCGCCTGGTGGCCGACAGCCAGCTCCGGGATGTCATCCGAGATCGAAGGCTATGGCACCGCGGTGAGCCGGACCTGAGGGAACATATCCAGAACGCCAACGCCCAGATCGACCCGCAGGAGTCAAAGATCAGGCTCGTGAAGCGCGTAGAGAGCCTCAAGATCGATCTGGCGGTCTGTCTTTCGATGTGTACCCACAATTTGCTCTACTTGAACCTGTAAGGTGATAAAATAAGGAGTGGTAGTCTCCACTCCATTTGTCCTATTCTTTTTCTTAGGAGGCTGCCATGGCTGATTTCGTTCCGTTGACAGGGGAAACCCATCACTCCGTTGCTCTGGGCGCGGGGGCGTTGACCCTGAGTCTTCCACTTCACGCGCAAAAGATCATGATCCAGGCGTTGGCGCAGAACATCCGCTACACCCTGGAAGGCACCGCACCGGCTGCCGCCAGCGGTTTTCAGTTGAAAGCCGGGGATCCGCCGCGCGTCATTGAACTCACGGGTAACAACAGACTTGTCCTGAAAGTCATCCGCGAGACCAGCGGGGCGATCCTCGAGTACGAATACGGTGAATAGGGAGATGAGGGAAGCATGAAACACAAGAATTTTCGATCCGCAGTAATTACCCGCGAACTTCCGCCCAGGATGCAGAAGACCCCTAAGGGCATTCAGATGATTTGCCCGTTTTGCGTTCCTTCGCACTCGCTCGTCCCCGGGCAGGAATCGGTCTGCGGGACAATCGTGAAAGTCACAGCGGTGCAGACGATCATCCCCCAAAGGACCGTTTCTGACCGCGGCCTCCACTGCCTGAAGTGTGGAGAAGGCAGGGGGAAGATGGTGCGTTTTGGTGCCGGATTCGTCCACATCGAGGACTGCAAACCAGGCACGAAACTCCTGGCAGTACCCCCACCTCATTCGAAGTTTGCCGAACGCGTGTTCAAGATGAAGGACAGGCGAGTCAAAAACTGGCTTGAAAAACGCTATGGGAAAGCACAGAGCGTGGGCGAGGTTGACGGCGATGGAAACGAGACCGGGAAGGTTCTGAGCTACTTTTTCCTGAAGGTATAAAAAATGGCAAATACCCCGAAACTTGTCCCCGATAGTCAGTTCCCGGAACTGGCGCTGGAAGAGAGCATACAGAAGCCGCCCACCGCCAATCTGCTAGGCGGTGGTGGCATGGTCTTCACCTGGACGATTGCCAGCGCCGCCGATAGCATCCTTCCGTGGGGCAGGAACGTGGCGGGGCGCGACAGGCAACTGCGCGACTTCTGGCCCACCGAGACGTACCTGGCAGGCGGATTGGCGAGTGTTTCCTTCCGCAACGCAACCCTGGACTGGGAGGTGCAGAACAGTTCGGAGCGCGTGGCGCAGGTAGAAACGGAAAAATTGAACTCTGCGATCGCCGGGGATACGTTCGGCTGGGTGCAGTTCATCGAGAAGTTCAGCCAGGATCTGTACACACAGGACAACGGGGCTTTTGTGGAGATCATTCGCGACCCTGGTCTGGATGCTAGTAGCAAGTTCAAGAACGAACGCGCTCCCTGCATTGGGATCGCCCACATGGATTCGAACAAGTGTATCCGCACAGGCGACCCGGAAACCCCGGTGCTCTACACCGACCGCAATGGAAAAATTCATAAACTGAAGTGGTACCAGGTCATTGCCTTCTCGGATTACCCCAGTGCCATCGAGACCATGAATGGGGTTGGGTACTGCGCGGTGACGCGCGCCCTGCGCATGGCACAGATCGCGCGCTCGATCTTCATCTTCAAGGACGAGAAGATCAGCGGGCGGCACTTCAAGCAGATGCACTTTGTCTCGGGGGTTTCCAGGCAGGATATCAAGGACGAGATGGTGCGCGGACAGGAGGAAGCCAATAACTCCGGCATGATCCGATTTATGCTTCCAGCCATCCTCGCATCTCTGGACCCGGAGAAACCGGTCTCCACTGCCACGATCGATCTGGCAAGCCTGCCGGACGGGTTTAGTTTTGACGAGGAAATGAAGTGGTACATCTCCGGCTTGTCTCTGGCGTTCGGCGTGGATTATCAGGAGTTCGCTCCCCTGCCGGGCGGGAACATCGGGTCGGCTTCGCAGAGCATGATCCTGCACAGGAAGTCCAGCGGGAAGAGCCCGGCAGTCTTCATGCGGAAACTAACGGAGGGCTTCAAGAATTACGGGATCCTTTCGCGCGGCAGCACCCTGCGATTCAATGACAAGGATGAGCAGGAGGAGCTCGAGCGCCAGGAAGTCCGCACGGCTGCCATGGAAGAAGTGGCGATCTCGGTCCGCTCCGGGATCCTTACACCGGACGCGGCACGCAAAGACCTGGTGGCGCGCGGGATCTATGACCAGAAGACTATAGAGGGTATTCCTGAGGATTACGGGAACGAGATCGTGGCGCCCAGTAAAAACCCCGTAGGGCAGACAGGCGGGAATACCATTCGCGAGGACGCGAACCGGAATACCACCGGCAAGGAAAAACAGAAGGCGGGGGCACGCCTGCGCAAGATGTTTGGTGGATAATGGCTACCATTGGGGTAAAGCTGCGCGTGTTTGTTCCCAAAGAGGTGATGAACCTCGCGCGCGTGAACCAGGCTATCCAGCACGTCATGATCCAGAAGACCACCCGGGAACTCAAGCGGGAATTTGAAAAGACAGTCTCCACCTGGGATCACAAGCCAAATTGGACAATGGAACACTACTTCGGCGTGCGGGTGCTGTGGGTCAAGGTTTTCACCTACTCCACCCAGTACCGCATTGTGAATGCGGGGGCAGCCCCCCACTTGATCCTTCCGCGCCGCGCAAAGATCCTCCGATTCCAGACGAAATATAAAGCCAAGACGCGCGCACGCCTGATCGGGAGTTTTGCGGGGGGAAAATCAGGGCCGTATATCTCCACTCCGGCAGTCTATCATCCCGGGTTTGAGGCGCGCGATTTTGACATAACCATTGCCGAGGAGTATGCCGAGACCTTCCATGACGACATCCAGGAAGCGATCAAGGATGGCATAATTCATGCTTGACGCCTGTTTTTTTATCCCATAGTGTCATTTGTCATATATCCTGTGTTATAATTTCCTGTGACCTGTGGAGGCTAGGATGGCTAAGAAACACAAAGACATAACGACGCGCGCAGAGCGCCAGGCTTCCTACGCTGTAAAACAAAAGGCGCGGGAGAAAGAACTTCAGGATAAGGCGGAGGAAACCCCTGAGGTTGAATTGATTCAGGATGAACCCATCGAGAAGGATATGGGCGAAATGTATTACATGGGTCCTACTTCCTTTTCGGAACTGGATCAATTGAAGGAAACGCGCGAGCAGGCCGCCCAGGTACGGAGTGTCACCTACGACACACAGGATCTGGTCTGGAACATCCTCAACCACCCCATGATGCCCGCGGAAGAGAAAGCTAAAGCCATCCAAAGCGTTGGCAGCGAATTCGGCGCGCGCGTCACAAAAGCCGCCAAGCCCATCAAGAAAGACCTTGATATCCTGGTGATCGAAGCAATCCTGGCAGCCGACAAGCGCAATTCCAAACCCCTTGAATTTATCGGTGATTTTATTTCCAAAGCCAAACTTACAGCCGGCGCGGAGAACGCGCTGGATGACAGTCAGTTTGCGCTCGTGCGAAGTGACGGGGAAAAGAAGGAACGCAAGTACCCGATCCACGATAAAGCCCACGTGAGAAACGCACTGGCACGCGCCGCCCAGATGATGGCAGAGGGCGGAGAAGCTGCCGCGGACGCCAAGGCTGCCATGCCGAAGATCCGCGCGGCTGCCAAGAAGATGGGCATCGAGATGTCCATGGAGAAGGACAACAACGCCATCCTGATTGAAAAGGATGCGAACGGGGATTGGCGCTGGATCGGCTGGGTCTCCAACAACTTCATCGACTGGGATGGAGACATCATCGCGGAAGATGCCCACAAGGAATACGTGGGCTGGCTGGACAAGAACCCGGATATGTACCCGGCTTCAACCACCTGGCACATGCCTGAAATGGTACGAAAGAACGCTGTCGATTTTGCGACCTACGAGAGCGGGTTCCTGATCATGAGCGGCAAACTCGAGGAAAGCGAAGCTGAATCTCTACTGAAAGCCAAATCCCTGACCGACCTCGGGATGTCGCATGGAACTTTTGCTCTGGCGCGCGATCCGAACGACACGCGTGTAATTACCAAATACCGGATGTATGAATGCTCGGACCTGCCGCTCGAGAACGCGGCCAATCCGTTTACAGATTTTGAAATCCTCACCAAGGAGGCTGACATGGATAAGACGAAATATCTGGCCACGATTTTGGGCAGTGAAGAGAAGGCAAACGCCTTCATCCAGAAGACCGGCTTGAAGAAGGAAGCCCTGGAAGCTGCCGGAATCGAGAATAAGGAAAAACAGGATGAAACACCTGAAGTACCTGCCGTTCCCGAGACCCCGGTTGCAGAAGCGGCGCCCGCGCCCGCAGCCACTCCCGAACTGAAGGTGATCTTCGAAGCCATCGAAAAGCAGTTCGGCATGAAGGACCTGAGTGAAGCCTTTGCCCAGCTTCAGGAAACCGCCGAGAAGGTCCCCCTTCTGGAAGCCCTCGTGAAAGACCTGCAGGGCAGCAAGGAAGAGGCACTGGTGGAGATGCTCACTCCCCCAGCCGAGCGGTATTCCTGGATGAACAAAGCGCGCGCTTCGGCGTCGGACAAGAACGTGCCCGATGACGAGGAAGCCGAAAAACTCAAGAAACAAGCTCCCGGCGTACCGGAAGGCTACTGGCTCTCACAGGCCACGAACTCCACGCCGGTGCTAACGCAATAAAGCCCCTAATCAGGAGGTGCAATCATGAAACCCAATGTTATTGACGGAACAGTTGATCCCGCACAGATCACACAGGCTCTTATCGAGATCCTGTCCAAAGGTCTTGGCGGGGAGAATATCCAGAAGACCCAGACGGCCGGAAACCCGATTGGGCCTTACATCCACGGTCCGGGCGGCTTGTTCGGCATCCGCGGCCTTTCGCAGGACGTGATCTCGACCCATACCCAGTTCACCGGGAGTCTGGGCGAGTTGCTGCCCATCCAGGGCAGCCGGGACACGAATCCGCTCTTCCCCTACATCACTGGCTACCTGCGCAGTGATCAGCAGGAGAAGAACCTGGTCTGCGATGACCCCCCGGAGGCGAACCATTTCAAGACCTGTATCCAGACCACACAGTTTGGGCGCAAGGAATTCAAGACCCGCCAGGCGGAGATCAACCGCATCGGGCAGCGCCTGAACCGGGGTGAGTTCATGGATCTGCGGATCGTGAACAGTCCCCTGGTCCCGCAGATGGCAGGCTTGATGGGCAACATCTACGGCAACGGACTCAGCCAGCAGAACCAGATCCTCGCCGGGCGCGAGATGGTGGCGCGGCTGGTGGAAGTGGTTGTGGCGTTCCAACGCTGGTTCTGCCCCCACATCTTTACCGGAAACCCCTCCAACAACAGCGCGGGTGGCGGGTACAAGGAATTCCCCGGGCTGGATCTCCTGATCTCGACCACAAAAGTGGACGTTGAGACCGGGACATCCTGCCCATCGCTGTACAGCGATATAAAGGATTTCAATTACCAAAACGTGTCTTCCAACGCCGATCCCAACATCGTTCGCACGTTGACCACAATGTACCGCATCCTGACCCGCAAAGCTGTCCAGCAAGGCATGGCGCCTGTTGATCTGCGGATTGTCATGCGCGAGCCTCTGTTCTACGAGCTCACCCGAGCCTGGCCCTGCCAGTACAACACGGACGGCTGCGCAGTCGGACAGAGCAACACCCAGGAAGTCAATATGAACGACGCGGTGCGCTTCCGGGACGACCTGCGCAACAATCGCTACCTCCTGATCGATGGTCGTAAGGTACCCGTTATCCTCGATGACTGCATCATGGAAGAGACCACCTCGGATAACGATGCCATCCCGCTCGGTGGGTTCTCCTCGGACATCTACTTTGTGCCGTTCAGCATCATGGGCGGGTCGTACCGCACACTCTACATGGAATACTACGACTACCGCAACGATGTCCTGCCGGCCGCCGGTGACGCCCATGCCCTGCCGACCTTCTTCTGGTCAGACAACGGCGTGGCGCTGTGGAGCCTCAAGGCACCGGATAACTGGTGTATCGAGGTCATCTCCAAGATCGAACCCCGCCTGATCCTGCGTACCCCGCAGCTTGCGGGACGCCTGCAGAACGTGGTCTACATCCCGCTGCAGCACACGGATGACCCGCTGCCCAGCCAGGACTACCACGTCAATGGTGGCGTTACGACCGGACGGCCGTTCCCCAGCCCATTCAGTGAATGGAACTTGGGCGGACCCGGCGTAGGAGCCTAGTCCAAAAAGTGTAACCTTTTGGGAGTGGCGCAGACCCGCCACTCCCTTTTCTCTTGCCTTTTCGGGTGTACAATTGAGCCGTAAAGGGATAGCATGGTTAGGCCAGCCCTGCGAACGTGACGCTTCCCCACCCTCCTTTTACGGTTCTACTGTGCGCCCGAAAGGGCAGGCTTTCAAAATTGCAATGCAGTGACAATGTAACTCTGTTTGAATGAAATCGTCTGGGAAGAAGGAAAGATGGTGGCTCAAAAGCCGGGAAGCGGTAATTATTGCCTAAGAGTTGTAATTGTGGGGTTTTTTATTGTGACGATGTTAGCGTATTTGTTGTACTATCTGTATCGTATTGGAATCATTCGTGATTTATTGAGGTTTCTTCCATAGGAGTCGTCATGGACAAGAAAATGGGACCCGCAACGCTTCAAAGATTGAAAGCCATCCGAGAAAACCTCGAGAGCAAGATCGAGGAAGCCGGCCGCGGCCTGGGGATACCCGAGGACAAGCCGATGGTCATGGAAATCCTGCGGATCGAGCGCCAGCAACAGTGGGAAGAAGAGAACCGCCAGTGGAGAAAAGAACTGGATGAGAAGAACCGCGCTGCGGTATATGACAAATGGCACTTTCTGCGAAATATCGTCCGTTTTATCGACGGACTTCTGGACAAGCGTTTGGGAAAGTGATAGACTGATTTACAACTTACACCGCCCCTGATGCGTCACGGGCGGGACATGTGACTAATGCGTTAGCCACTTACCACGTCTCCAGAATGGAGGCCGGTGAGTGGCTTTTTTGTTTTCGGAGGAAGCCGATGGACATAAGGGAAGCAAACATTTTCTGCACGGGCGGTGCAGGAACCCTGGGTCACGCAATCGCGCGGCGCAGGCAGAAGGACGGGTGGAAAGGCAGGTTCACAGTTTATTCCAGACATACTCATATCCTTGAACAGATGAAGCGGGAGTTCCCGGACGTTGCGATCGTCCAGGGTGACATCCGCGACACCCTGACCCTCTATCACGCCATGGTCGGGCATGACTGCGTGATCCATGCCGGGGCTGTGAAGGTCATCCCGGTCAGCGAATTCCAGTCCATCGACACCATTCAGGTCAACGTGATGGGCTCGTTGAACGTCTGTGATGCGGCGGTGCGCGCGGGAGTAAAGGACGTGCTGGGTATTTCCACAGACAAAGCCTGTCACGCCGCGAACGCCTACGGCGCGACCAAGTACCTGATGGAGAAGATTTTCCAGGAATTCGCACGCGCCGGGACCGAAACCAAATTTCACCTGGTTCGCTATGGGAATGTTCTGGAATCCAACGGTTCGGTGGTGGAGGCTTGGAAGGCGGCTGTCGCGCGTAAGGAGCCGATCAAGATCACAAACCCGAACATGACCCGCTTCTGGATCTCCCCTGCTCAGGCGGTGGACTATGTGATCGACGCGTTCCGCTATGACTCCGGGTGCATCTACATCCCGAAAATGTCGGCGCTCCCGATAGGAAAACTTGCCAAATATACCCTGGGAGAAGAGAACTACACATCCGCGATCATCCCCCTCAGACCCGGCGAGAAGATCCATGAATGCCTCCTCACAAGCGAGGAAAGCTGGTTCGCCCTGTCGGAGGGGAAATTCTTCCTGCTCTACCCGACCACCCATAAGAAATTCGGTGCATCCAAACAACCCTATACCAGCGATGTCGCGCCTGAGTTGACGCGCGAGGAGCTGGAGGAGTTATTGAAAAATGCCTAAACAAAAAATCTTTGAAGTTGTCAGGTTGGAGATCGAAAAACTGGAATTGAAGCCAGGGCAGATGCTGTGTGTAAAATTCCCGGAAAACCACACTCTTGGGGATATTCGTGATTTTGTGGAAACGTGTAAAGAAGTCTTTCCTGAAAAAGGTATAAGCGTGATGGTTTTTCGGGGGGATGTGGAGATAGCAATTATTGAGAGGAAAAATGGATGAATATCCCATCCTTGCCGCGGTTATGGTGACCTACAAGCGCACCGAACTGGCGCTGCGCACCATTCGGGGATTGGGAAACTTCCTTGCCTATCCCCATGAGAAAGTAGCCTGGTATGTAGCCGATGACGGCAGCCCGCGCGAGCACGTGGACGCCATCCTGAAGGAGATCGTGATCAACGGGTTCACCATTATCGGGTACCATAACGAAAAATTTGCACCCGGCACATACAACGCTGGGAAAGGCTGGAACCTCGGGCTGAGATCCGCCCACGAACGCTCCCCATTTGTCCTGTGGATGGAGGACGACTGGGAACTGCGCCGGCCTCTGGCACTCTCGCCTTACCTGCAGCTTCTCCACGATCGGGAAGACATAGGCATGATCAGGCTCGGTCATCTGGCAGTTGGTTCGCAGGTGGAGATCGTCGGACACAGCGGGATCCATTACCTGAATTACCTGCGCAACACCGCCTACGCCTACTCGGGAAATCCCCATATTCGGCATATTCGCTTTTCGGAAGCGTGTGGACCGTTTGCAGAAGACCGTAACCCGGGAGAAATCGAACTTCACCAGGATCACAACTTCCGAACCAACCCGAACGTTCCCGCCATCTGGCGGCCGGCAGACATCCCGGGCTGGGGCATCTTTGCCCACCTGGGGACGGAGAAGTCTTTCCAATGACCACTTTCCTTGGAATTCCAATGTCGCAGGACTATAACGATTTCCTGATCTGGGAAACGTTCTTCGAGCAAAACCCCCTCAAAACATTCATTGAGCTGGGGACAGGCAACGGCGGGATGTCCACCTTCTTTGCATTGCAGTGCGCAAAACGCGGGATCGACTTCAATACCTACGACCACCAGCAGTGGTTCGACTACTTCACCGACCCGTTTTCCAAATTTCTCGGATTGCCCCAGCGGTTCCATCGGATCGACCTCTTCTCCGCAGCCGGTGCGATGGAGATTGCCCGCGTGATTCGGGATTCCCCGAAACCCCTGGCGATCTTCTTTGATGACGGGAACAAGCCGCGCGAGTGGGAAATCTTTGCGCCTCTCACCTCCCCCGGAGACTTCTGTATCGTCCACGACTGGGACACAGAGTTCTTCGCCAAGGATATCGGGGATGTGAAAGTAGAGCGCATCCTGCCAGAGCTGTGCGACGCGCGTCCTGCCGGATGGAAAGCCATGTGGTTCAAGAGGATTGAATGAGCGTCCTGTATGACGGCGAGGAGCGCGAGACCTGGATGAACGGGCTGGGCGAGATGGATAAATATAACATAAAGCACATCCTGGCGATCTTCGCGCTCCTGGGTATCCCTGAAAGCTACATGGATGCCGGGTGCGGGACCGGGGTCATGGTGCGCACTGCCCAGAAGTTGGGAGTACGCGCTTATGGGCTGGATCAACTGGTGGAGGATAGCTGGGGCGAGGGGTTTTATCACGTCAACCTGGTCGATAAGTTCGCACTCCCCGAGCCTGTAGATATCGTGACTTCCTTCGAAGTAGCCGAGCATATCCACGAAAGTGCCCACGCAACCCTGTGCGACACCCTGGCAAGCAACCTGAAAATGGGAGCAGACCACCACTTGATTTTCTCCGCCGCGCGCCCTGGACAGGCCGGCACCGGGCATATCTCCTGTAAACCCGCCGAATACTGGCATAACGAATTCATCCTGCGCGGTCTCCATTACGATGGATACCTGACCCTGCGCTTGGCGCATTTGTTCTCCAACATCGAGAGTCCCCTGAATTATATGTGGGACAACTTGATTTGCTTTACGAGGTGAAATGAAAGTCTCTATTGCCGATTCATTGTTCCTGCAATACGGGAAGACCGCCAAACTCGGGGGAGGAAACAAGGTCGTTCCTCCCACTCATTTCGATTGGGAATTGACGGATCCTGAAACCGCGCGGTTCGTTACCGATAGCCACCTGCAATTCGTGGAAGGTCCGGGCAAGGTGGCGTTCCTGCTGGAGACGTTCTTTCTGCACCCCGAGAATTACCTGACAGCCCTGCAGAAACCCTTCGATTACGTCCTGACCCACAACTCCTATTTTGCCAAACATAAGGGCTGGCTGTGGTATCCGCATGGCGGGTCGTTCGTGGACTTCGCTGACTGGAAAGTCCATGAGAAGAGCAGGAATGTCTCTATTCTGCTCTCCCCCAAACAACAGTTATGGGGCCACAAGAAATTCCACGAGGTAGTTGAGAAGTTCGGGGACAAGCTGGATGTCTATGGTTTGGATGGTTACGTGGACAAACTGACCGCCCTGGCTCCCTACCGCTTCGCGGTGATCGTGGAAGCCGAGCAGACCCATGATTTCTTCTCTGAGAAACTGATCGATTGCTTTGCGGTCGGGACGATCCCCATTTACCTGGGATGCCCGAATATTGACGATTTCTTTGACACTCGAGGGATATTCTGGCCTGAAAATTTTGAGCAGATTTCCAAAGCTATTGACTTGGCAGATTCTTACGGCTATGAAATGCGCTTGGAATCGGTTCGTTACAACCTGGAACGCGCCAAGCAGTACCGCATCCCCGAGGACTGGATTTATGACCACTACCCATTTCTTTTCGAGGAAAAGTCATGATCATCTCGAAAACCCCTCTCCGGCTCTCTCTCTTCGGCGGCGGCACGGACTTGCCCGAGTTCTTCGCCCAGTCCACCGGCGCGGTCGTGAGCTTCGCAATCAATAAATATATCTACGTGTCTGTGAATGAAAAATTTGACGGGAGAACGCGCGTCTCCTACTCCAAGACCGAGATGGTGGATAACCCCAAAGACCTGGAACACGACCTGGTACGGGAGACGCTCAGATACTTTGGTCTGAGAGGGTTGGAGATCACATCCATTTCAGATATCCCCGGTGAAGGCAGCGGACTGGGAAGCTCCTCTGCCTTCACTGTGGGGTTGGTGACCGCCCTGG